TAAAAGATGAACTGGATGTAGAAGATGATCTTGGTGAAGAACCAGTAGGTGAAGCAAGATCAGAGCCTGAACCTAAGCCACATAGCTCAAATGTCAAAGAACTACAAGCTCCTCGTAAGCTTGCTGGTAAGGGCGTAAAGAAAGCTGGTGGAAAGGCACAAACAAGTGGTGGTACAAAGAAACGCACTGGTGAAATCGAAGATGCACCAAAAGGACCAACACCTGGTGATAAGGGTATGATGAAAGTTTCTGGTACTGGCGCGGCACATACAGCCAAGAATGCATCACTACTAGAAGCCCGTAAGCGTCGCCTTGCAGCACGTAAGCGTCGTCTTGCAGAAGCTCGTAGACGTAAAGGCTGTAAATAATATAGGAGTAAAAAAATGCCCTATATTAAAGAATATACTGAAACCCTATCCTTACCTGAGCTATCAGAAGAATTAAATGAGCTTGATAGTAAAATTGCAGAATTGCAAGAGAAAAGACGTAAACTTGGTGTAATATTTAGACGTAAAATACGTGAAGAACGTAAACAACGTACTGTTCACCAGGGTCGTAAGTGGGATTAATATTCTTAAAAATCAAATAATGTAAAAAGAGTATAAGGAAACTTATGCTCTTTTTCTTTTTTAGTGTAAATAATTAAAAGGTGATCATATGCCAGAAGATATTAATTCTTTAAAACAGTCAGTATTTAATAAAAGCCGGAAAGATAAATTTCTTTTAGTTTTTAATCTTCCACCCATTTTAAGAAATCTTAATCAAGATTTATTAGATGAAAGAACTGTAGAATTATTGAAACAAGATTCTGTTCAATATTCTATATGGGGATCACCAATACCAGAAGTCCAAATTCCTGCAAAAACATTAAAGATGGATGGTCAATTTTATAAAGTAACATCACAAACACGTGTACCATATCCAGCTATTACTGTTAACTTTACAGTAGATAATAGATTTAGCAACTGGTGGGTTATATGGAAATGGTTAGATGTTATGAACTATGTAAAAGATAGTGGCATGGATGAATATTTTGCAAATTGGCAAGAGGGTCAAGATAAAAGAGGTACATTAGATGAAAGGTCAAAGGCAAGTGAAATGCACGAGGCATTAGCTAGAGATCCATCTAAAAATAAATTCGAAAAACATAAAACAAGGTATAATGATCAACCAATCCATATGACAAACGACTTTTTAGATTATCAAACAATTATGACAATTTATGGTTTAGATGAATATAATCAAAAAATTATTCAATTTGATTATCATAAAGCATTTCCAACACTTTTAGGTGGTGTTGATTATAATTATAGGGACCCAGGCGAGATTGAAAGTAGGTTTCAATTTGAATTTAGTCAAATGTATCCAAAATTAATAGGAACACCATATTAAAAATAAAAAAACCATAAAGAATTTTATAAATAATTATAGAATAAATTATTTTACATTATAATATTATCTATTTATTGAAAAGGAGAAAAAATTATGGCTAGAACAATCAAAAGTCCTGGAGTAGAAATTAGAGAAAGAGATCTATCTTTAGTTGCTTCACTTCCAGTAGGAACAAATGTTTTTGTGCAGGGTTATGCCGCACAAGGACCTTCAGATGAATTAGTAAATGTTACAAGTTCATCAGAACTAGAACAAATTTATGGAGTACCAACAAACGCTGCAGAAAGATATTTTTATCACACAGCACGTCAGGTATTAAACTCACCTGGTAACCTATTAGTAAATAGATTACCTTATGGTGGTGGAGAAGGTGAAGGTTATGCGGATTATACTGCACTACTTTATCCTGTTTGTGGATTATCTGCAGAATCTGATATATCAGGTTCATATGAATTTACTGCAAATAGTAAATTAGTTTATCATACTATAGATTATTCAACCGTTATTTCAGTGCACGAAGGGTCATTTAACGTGTCTGTTAGTGATTATAATTTAAAAGATGATGCATATGGACCAGGTGTTTTATCATCTGCTAATGATCCTCTTTCAGGAACTATTGACTATGCAACAGGTGATATTAGCCTTGATTTTACACATGTTCCATATTTAAGTTCTGAATCAATTACTATAGACTTTGACTATGATGGTTATGTTAACACTTCTTATACTCAAGCTGAACGTTATGAAATTCTAGAACCAAAACTTATGCCATTAACCCAAAAACAATATATGAATGTTCAATCAGGTATGGTTAAATGGGCTGAAGAATATAAAGGTGAGATTGAATTCGATATTGATGATGATGGTATAGTTGATGAAGATAATTTAGATGGTACCATTTATGAGGAAATGGGTAAAGCTGGTATTGTTATTTTAAACAAAGCCAAAAAATCTGTTAATGAACATTATGAAGGATATTATGTCGCTATAACAGATAACTCAGTAATTGGTGATGATTATTATGATTCAATAAAATCTATTCAATATAAACACCCTAAATTATGGGATTGGAGACGGGTTTCTGAAACTACACTTGAATTTGACCTTACAGGTGATATAGATTCAGCAGGTGTTTCAATGTCTGAGGTTCTTGAATCAGTACCCACATTCGATGCTTTTTCTGGAGATGCATATAAAGATTCAATAGTTGTTCAAATATATAAAGTTCGTACAACTTTATATGGTAGTCAGGTTATTAATACTTTAGATATGGTTCCTTCTGAATCATATTTAGGTTCTCTTGATTCACATAGAAAATGGGCACCATCGGATGGTGGAGAAGAATCCTTCTTTATTAGTAATCATGTAAACAATGAATCAAATATTATTGATCTATATGTTAACCGTAATATTGCTAGTGAAGGTGGTTCATGGTCCGCTGGTAGTGAAGATGGTTTTCCACAGCGCGCTGTTCGAATGGATGATGATGCAAGAAATTCTTATGCATTTGGTCGGACAGTTTTTTCTTCTGAAATAGCTGATAAGGTAATTGGTAATGTTCCACTTAAACTTCAGCGTTCATTACGTCTTGCAGAAAACCGTGATCTGGTTCCAATTGATATTGTTCTAGATGGTGGTTTAAGTACAATTTGGACTAATGTAAGAGCTGAAGGGGTAGATGATTTACCTGCAGATCGGTTTGATGACACTATTTATCTTGAAAATGTTCAAGAGGGTGAAACAAACTATCTTGGTAAGCAAGGAACTGGTCAAAGCACAGATATTTGTAATGATTGGGAAACTATTTTCGATCGTCTAAATGGATTTTGTGCAGAAACTCGTAGAGATTGTCTATTAATTGTTGATCCTCTTCGTAATATCTTTGTACAGGGCGCCGATCAAAAAGTTCTTGATGATCCTACTAAGAACTTCAGTCAACATGTATATTGGCCATTAAAAAATCTTATTGCAGCTACTAATTCAAATTATGCTTGTACTTATGCAAACTGGGTGAAGGCATATGATAATGAGTTAGGAGACTTCGCATGGCTTCCATTCTCAGGATTTGAAGCTAATATTATGTGTAATCTTGATGCGAACCTACAACCATGGTTCGCAGCAGCTGGTCTAAATAATGGTATTATTAGAGGTATTGTAGATATTTCTATGAATCCAAATCAAAGACAACGAGATTTACTATACAAGATTAATGCTAACCCTATCGTATTCTTCCCTGGTGATGGATACACGGTATGGGGTCAAAAGACACTTCAAAAGAAACCAAGTGCCTTTGATAGAATTAACGTACGTAGATTATTCATTGTTCTACAAAAAGCAACTCTTGCAATCATGAGATACTTCGTGTTTGAACCAAATACAGTATTCACACGTACAAGAGTAGTTAACGTACTAACTCCAATATTCGATATAGCTAAGAATAATGAAGGTCTATATGATTATTTGATCGTATGTGACGAAAGAAATAATACACCACAAGTTATTGATAATAATGAGTTGGTAGTAGATATTTATTTGAAGCCAGTGAGAATTGCAGAGTTCATTCTTTGTAACTTCATTGCCACTCGTACAGATCAAGACTTTACAGAGTTGCTATAATATAAAGAAAAGAAAGAAAGAGGAGAATCTTATTGGTTCTCCTCTTTTTTATTCCACTCAAATACATAGTTACCACAATCCCATATGCGATCATATTCATTATTAAACATATTAATCCATTCTGTTTTAGAATCATTAAATGAAGTTAAAATATTTTTTAATTTATGTTTTTGGAATAGTATTCTATTAAATCTTTCTTGGTAGCTATGTTGTTTAAGATACCAATAATTCGGTGGACTTATATGACTTAATTGAAATCCAAGTTGTTTATACATATTTCCTTGAGACCACCGCCTGTCTGCATATGTAATAATTTTTTCTGGAGTATAATTTCTCTTAAAATGTTCCAGTAACTTTCCAGCAACACCAACACAATTAAAATTTGCAACAGTAGCATACCTAATTAATTCCCACCCTAACTTCTTTGCTCCTGTAATCTTTCTTTTACCAAATGTCATAACAGCAATAAGTCTATTTTTATAAAAGCAGCCAAGTTTGATTTTTGATTTATCTTCACCTTGGATATGATATTTATTGAGAAATTTATTTTTTGTTTTTATGTCTATTTCTTTAATGATGCACTTCCGGCCATAGATTTTATATTTTGTTTTGCCTAAAATATGTTTTAGTC